GTCCCATGTACGACCAGAAGCAATACACCGCGACAATTCACATCGTTGTGACTGAATCTACGAGCGAGGAAGTGGCCAGTCAGATCGTTGACGAAGTACGAGCCTTCGCGAAATCGCTCAACACACCAAATAAGTGGTCTATTCAGGTGGAAATGCCAAAACGCTGATGGTTCAACCAGGGACGCGACAACCCCTGCCGTGTGGGCGGGGAACAACACTGAAGCCATGATGCTGGCAATCCGAAACCAAAGAAACGAGGTGATCTCATGGGCGGTCGAACATTCGACGATGAAACGCGTGAACAGTTGCGTGTGCTTCACGCCCAGGGGCTCTCCTGTAATGCGATTGCTAAAGCTCTTCGTTGCTCGTCATCGACGGTTTCGTTGCACGCGAAACGGTTGGGGTTGAGTTTTGATCGGGCACGGACGGAGTTAGCTGTTCGGGCGCGGATGGTTGATCTTGCTGAGGGGCGCACGTCGCTTGTGCAGAAGATGCTGGTGGTGGCGTCGGATTTGCTTGACAGTGTTGACCGCCCGTACCTTGTGCACAATTTTGGTGGCAAGGACAACACGTTTGCTGAGCATCTTCTTGATGCGCCCCCGGTGGAGGTCACGCGTTCGATTGTTGTTACTGCGGGTATCGCGGTGGATAAAGCGAACCGGGTTTTGGAGAGGGATAACGGCGGGTTGGATGATGCGGTTGGGGTGATCGATCAGTTAGCGGCCGGGTTCCGGGCGGCAGCGGACATGTACCGTTCCGAGACCGTGCCCGAGACCGTTGATGAATCTGGGTGAGGTTGAGAGGCTCGTTTCTCGCGCCCAGGTGTGTTCTATCGTCGAAGCGACGCAACGGAAACTTGCACTATGGTACGGGTCTATTTCGGCGGGGAAAACGATTGCGTCGTTGTTCGCGTTACTGCTCGCGGTCCGGGTTGCTCCCCGTAATGGTCTGATAATCATTGTTGGCAAGTCGTTGCATACGATCTACCAAAACATTTTTATTCCGTTCCAAGACGCGGAACTTTTCGGGTCCCGGATTACGTCTCAGATCAGGTACACACCGGGTGCGAACACGGCGACGATTCTGGGTCGGGAAGTGCAGCTTGTCGGTGCGACGGACTCGAAAGCTGTGGGACGCATTCAGGGTTCGACTGTGGGTTTAGCGTACGTGGATGAGGCGGCACTGCTGCCGGAAGATTTTTGGAACATGCTGGTTTCTCGGCTTCGTGTGACCGGTGCGAGGCTGCTTGCGACGATGAACCCGGCGAGTATGAACCATTGGATACGGAAGAAGTGGATACTTCAGGCGGCTACGAAGAACCTGATCAGTTTTCATTTCACGATGGACGACAACCCGCAACTATCTGAAGCGTACAAGGCGGATATGCGGGCGTCGTTCTCGGGCGTGTTTTATGACCGCATGATTCGTGGTCTCTGGACGAACGCCGCCGGTGCGGTGTATCCGATGTGGGACCCGTCAGCGCATGTGATCCCGTTCGACCGTATGCCGCCGGTGCAGGAGATCATCGGTGTGGGTATGGACTACGGCACAACGAACGCGACCACGGCGGTGATGCTTGGCCTGACTGACGAACCACAACCACGTTTGGTGTTCATGGACGAGTGGGGGTACAACTCCCGTGAGACTGGTATTCGCCTCACTGACGCGGAACTGTCCCGACGGTTCCGCCGTTGGCTGCCTCAGGAACACACCCCGTACCCGACAGTTTTGACACCACGGTTCATCATGCGTGACCCGTCAGCAGCATCGTTCGCCGCGCAACTGCAGTCCGATGGGATCACCACGTGGGCGGCGAACAACACGGTCAACGCGGGCATCGCAACAATCGCGACACTGCTTGATCAAAACCGGCTCATCGTCACTGATCGGTGTGCTGGTTGGCAGTCCGAAGTGACCGAGTACCGGTGGGATGACAAAGCAACCGAACAAGGCCACGACATGGTGATCAAAGAAGACGACCACTACCTCGACGCTGGCCGCTACATCACCTATTCGACAAAAAACGTGTGGGCTGGACACCTACAAACCCCACCCACTACTTAGGAGGTACCGTGTCGCTTCCTGAGAACAACACTGAGTGGCCGCCGAAACCATGGGACCACGCTTACCGTGCGTATGCGGAGAACGAAGCCTGGTACCTCGGAGACACGGCACAGCTGGAACGCATCTACCGTCGCCACAGCCAAGCACGCGTCACCCATTACCGGCACGGACAATCCATGTCTGGTGGTGTCGCCGGGGCCGTGTCCCAGTTTTTCTGGGGCCGACCAGTTCCTACCGGGCAGCACCGCACCCGCCTGCACGTTCCCGCAGCCGCCGACCTCGCAACCCTGTCGTCCGATCTGGTGTTCTCCGAACCCCCCGAAGTTCAACTCGGTGAAACTAGCGGCACCACACAGGAGCGCCTGAACCTGATTGCGAACTCAAACCCGGCACACGCAATGTTCAACCGGATGGGTGAACTGAAAGCTGCTCTCGGCGCAGTAGTGATCACAACCGAGTGGGACAAAGACGTTGCCGACCACGCCTGGTTGGAGTGCACCGCAGCCGATGTGGTGATCCCCACGTTCCGGAAAGGAAAACTGGTCTCCTGCGTGATGTGGACCGCGTATCAGGAAGGCTCCGTGTACTGGCGTCACCTTGAATCGCATCAGGTCGGACGAATCGAACACGCCCTATACCAGGGAACAGTGAACAATCTTGGTACCCGTGTGCCGTTGACAGAACGCCCCGAAACCAGCCACCTCGCCAAACTGGTTGGTGAAAACGCAGCCATTGAAACACACATTAACCGTTTGACCGCGTCGTACAACGTGAACATGCCCACCCGGTCGTGGCGGAAACTCGGTGCCCTCGCGAATGCGGGACGGTCAGATTTCGCTGGCCTGCACGGCCTCTTCGATGCGCTCGATGAAACCTACTCGTCCTGGATGCGTGACCTGAAACACGGCGGCGGGAAAGTGATCGTCCCAGAATCGATGTTGCAAAGCCCCGGCCGAGGCCACGGGGCTTTCTTCGACGAGTCGCAAGAGTTTTTCACCGGCGTGAACTCCCCCGGCGACCCGAACTCGATCATGATCGAACAGGTGCAGTTCAAGATTCGTGTCGATGAGCATGAACGGACCGCTTTAGCGCTCTACCGGGAAATTCTTCGCGCCGCCGGGTATTCACAATCCGCGTGGGGCGATTACGGCGCATCGAACACCACCGCAACAGAGGTCGAGGATCGTGACAAAGCATCCGAACGTACCCGTGACAAGAAAACGTTGTATGACGCTGCCGCGATCTCCGAACAGGCGTCAGTCGCGTTAGAGATCGACGGACGGATGTTCCGCGGCAAGGGCGGCGGCGCGTATGACCGGCCAACGGTGGTGTTTCCTCCCGCATCCCAGATCGACCCGGAGAAAAACGCCCGCACCATTCAACTCTTAGCCGCAGCAGGTGCAGCATCAACAGAAACGTTAGTCAAGCGGGCACAACCGGACTGGGATGACAACCAGGTCGCTGAGGAAGTCACCCGAATCCAGGCAACGAAACAGCTTCCCGACCCGGCCACTTTCACCGGCTTCTAACCAACGGCGGGGGCACACCATGCCAGCGTTTCTTCCCAACCCTGATGTTGACCCTACGCAACTGATCGAAGACCTCGCCGCGAACCTCGCTGACCATTACACCCAGATCGAAGCCCGCTTACAGGCTGAACTGGCCCGACGGTTGCGTCGAGGTTTAACAAACTGGCCCAGCCTGACCGAACGGGCCCAAGCGATCCGGGAACTATCCGAGCTCGCCCAACAGCTCCTGGGCGGGACGAACGCGCACCTGCTCGCCGAACGGATCATTCATATCGCAATGGGGCAGGGCACCGCCGCCGCAACCGCAGCATTGCAAATGGCACGCTACCTGCCAAGGAAACTTGGTCCCACCACCACGTCCGTGAACGCCGGACTGATGCTGACCATGGACCTGACGAACAAGCTTGAACATCTTCACCTGCGAATCCTGCGCTACCCGTCCGATGAATACCAGCGAACCATCGCCGCGATATCCCCCGACATCCTCGGCGGGACCGCAACGTTGAAAGTCACCCAGGCGACAATCATTGACCGGTTTCTTCGCGACGGAATCACCGGGTTTGTTGACAAAGCTGACCGTCGGTGGCGAATCGGAACGTACGCGGAGATGGCAACCCGAACCGCTGTCACCCGGGCATGGTCGGACGCTGGCGTGCACCGGATGCAACAATCCGGCATCACACTCGTCACCCCAACAGTTGCCCGTGACGCATGCGACGCGTGCGCAGCCTGGGCAGGAAAAAACCTTTCCACCGACGGCACCCCAACCGGGGTGGTGCTGGCACAACACGCGTTACATGACCGCATGGTCGCGGTGCGTGTGGACGCAACACTTGACGACGCACGGGCAGCCGGGCTGCAACACCCCAACTGTCGCGACACGCTCATCCCGGTTCTCCCGGGCCTGACCCGAACAAAACTGGCACCCCACAGCCCGCAGGATGCGCAGAACCGGGAACAACTTCGCGCCCTGGAACGTCAAGTCCGCCACGCGAAACGGAGCCTCGCCGCCGCAGACGACAACGTTGCGGCCGCACGGGCGAAACGCACGATTCGCGACGGACAAAAACTCATCCGGGAACACACCGCACGCACCGGGCAAGTGCGAAAAAACTATCGCGAACAACTGCACTTCTCTGACATTTCCCGCA